AGAACGAATCTGGTTCTACTGTTGACTTGGCTTCTACTACTGTTAAAGTGGTTGTCGCTCGTATTGTCTAATAACTAGACTGAAGAAGCTTCCTCACAAGGGAGGCTCCTTTGGCCTATTTACTAGACTATACACTCATCATGTCAGCTACATTTCGTTATATTCAGACAGGTCAAACTGTTACTTTTACACAACAAGTAGATATTGACTCCATGAAGGGTCATCCTGAGTACGAACGTGTAGAAGATACTCCTGCATCTACAGCTGTTGTAGAAGAGACTGTTAAGAAGCCAATGGGTCGCCCATCTAAGAAAGCTTTAGAGGCTCAAACAGCGATGGAGATGCAATAACATGGATGATATCTCAGCACGTGAGTTCGGTCGTCTAGAAGCTCAGGTAGAAGCCCTTCAAGTAGAAGTACACAGTCTAAGCAAAGACGTGAAGAGCCTCCTAGAGTTAGCTAATAAGTCTAAGGGTGGCTTCTGGATGGGGATGACTATCGCCTCATTCGTTGGTGGTGGTATCACCTTCTTCATGGATAGGTTCTTTAAGTAAGGATATAGGTAAAATGGCTACTAAGAAACAAAATGCTAAGGTAGGCAAGGTAATGAAGGAGTACAAAGAAGGTACTCTTCATAGCGGTAAAGGTGGCCCTGTCGTCACTAACCGTAAACAAGCTATTGCTATCAGTATGTCAGAAGCTAAGATGCCCATGCGTGGTCAGCGTACAGCTAAGAATAAGAATAAGAAGAATAAATAATGGCTTTACCTACATACCTCGCTATCGTTAACGAAGTGCTCGAACGCCTTCGTGAGCCTACAGTATCGACAGTAACTGAGAATACATTGTCTACTCTCATTGGTCGATATGTCAACGACACTAAGCGCTCAGTGAATGATGCTTACGACTGGGATGCCCTTAATACCTATATCTCAGTGGTGACTATTAACGGTCAATGGGCTGATTACAGTATTGCTAACGCTGGTCTACGTTTCCGTATCCATAACGTAATCAATATTACAGATCGTACTACACTGAGTATGATTGATAGGACAGAGTTAGATACCATTATCTATTTAACTAATACACCTCAGAGTGCCGCTCCTTCGTATTTCAACTTAGCTGGAGTAGACACTAACGGGGATGCTACTGTATCCTTTGCGCCTGTCCCAGATAGGTCTTACGTTATCCAGTTTAGCTTGGTTGTCCCTGAGGAAAACTTCGCTGTTGATACAGACACTACTAAGATGCCTAAGGAACCTATCGTCTTAGGTGCTTTGGCTAGAGCCTTGGTTGAGCGTGGTGAAGACGGTGGACAACAGAGTTCAGAGGCTTACGCCATGTTCAAGAATAGTCTCGCTGACTTCATCGCTATCGAAAGCTCACGTAGCCCTGAGAACGATGCTTGGGAGTCTGTTTAATCATGGCCCAACAGATCCAAGCCTTTGCGATTACAGCTCCGGGCTTCTACGGCCTAAACACACAGGATTCGTCCTTAGACTTAGCATCAGGGTACGCCCTTATCGCTAACAACTGTGTCATTGACCAATATGGTCGAGTAGGTGCACGTAAGGGTTGGACTCCTATTAACGCTACGTTAGCTGCCTTAGGCACTGCTGACGTTAAAGCTATTGCTGAGTTGATTACCACTGGTGGTACTTCATATACCATCTGTGCAGGTAATAACAAGCTCTATAAGCTGGTAAGCTCTACCCTCACTGAGTTGACCTACGGCGGTGGCGGTACAGCCCCTACGATCACCAATGATAACTGGCAGATGGTTAGCTTAGCTGGTGACCTCTATCTGTTCCAGTCAGGACATGACCCCCTAGTGTTCTTACCCGGCACGTCTACTACTGCTTACCGTCGAGTAAGTGAGATGACAGGCTACGCAGGTACTGCTCAACTGGCTAACGTGGCTGTCAGTGCCTATGGTCGCTTATGGACTGCTGATGTATCTACAGACAAGGTAACTGTTCAGTGGTGTGACGTTAAGCTAGGTAACAAGTGGAATACAGGTACAGCAGGTACTTTAGATACTACTACCGTATGGCCTAAGGGTGGGGATAACATTGTAGGCTTAGGTGCTCACAACGGCTTCCTGTACATCTTCGGTAAAGACAATATCTTGGTCTATCAAGGGGCTACTACTCCTTCGACTATGACCTTGTACGATGTAATTACAGGTATTGGCTGTGTCGCTAGGGACTCTATCTGTAATACAGGTACTGACATCATCTTCTTGTCATCCACGGGTGTACGTTCTATCCTCAGGACTATCCAAGAGAAGAGTGCTCCTCTGCGTGACTTGTCTAAGAATGTACGTAATGACTTGATCTACGCTATCTCAGGTGAGACGATGGCTAACGTTAAGGCTGTGTACTCCTCTAAGGAAGCCTTCTACTTGTTGTCCCTTCCTGTCTTGAAGAACGTGTACTGTTTCGACATGAAGCAAGCACTACAAGATGGATCAGCCCGTGTAACCACTTGGGACTCAATTACCCCTAAGAGCTTCTACAGTAAGCAAGATGGTACTCTCCTGATCGGTAAGGAAGGCTACGTAGGCCAATACTCAGGCTATCTGGACAATGAGTCATCTTATCGCTTCCAGTATTACACCAACCATACTGACTTGGGGTCTCCCTCAGTTACCTCTATCCTCAAGCGACTCCAAGTAGTTGTTATCGGTGGTAGCGGTCAACCTATCACTTTCAAGTGGGGTTATGACTTCTCAGGTAATTACTATTCACAAAGTGTTAATATTCCTACACAAGGGGTTTCATACTACGGTGTAGCAGAGTATAATGAGAGCATCTCTCAATATAGTGGTGGTATTTCGCTACAGACCTTGCGTGTCTATCCTACTGGAGCAGGTAAGGTAATTCAAACTGGATACGAGGCTGACATCGGTGGTTCAGCTTTGAGTCTCCAGAAGATTGAAATTCATGCCAAAAACGGTAAGATTGTTTAAAAGGAAGATACGAGAATGAGTAACTATACCAAGGCAACTAACTTTGCCAGTAAAGACAGCCTGTCAACAGGTAACGCCCTGAAGATTATTAAGGGTACTGAGATTGACACTGAGTTCAATGCCATCTCTACCGCTATCTCCTCTAAGAAGGACTCCACAGACTCAGATCTGCCCTCTCAGTCGGGTAATTCAGGTAAGTTCCTGACCACTGATGGCTCTTCAGCTTCATGGTCATCCACAGGTGCTTCAGGTGTCACATCACTTACAGCTGGTACTGGCCTTACAGGTGGTACGATCACGACAACAGGTACTATTGCCTTAGCTACCTCAGGTGTCTCAGCTGGTAACTACACTAACGTGTCTGTGACTGTTGACTCTTATGGTCGTATCACAGCAGCCTCTAGTGGCTCAGGTGGCTCAGGTGTTACTACCTTCAATGGTCGCTCGGGTGCTGTCAGTCCTTCATCAGGTGACTACTCCAGCTACTATGGCTCTTTGAGTGGTGCTAATACTTGGTCTGGTAATAACTCTCACACAGGTGGTGCTAGTTTCGGTAATACTACATCAGCAGGCGCTACTCAAGCATTGGTGGTTAAGCCTAACGGCACTAACGCTGCTTCTTACGTTGGCCTCTTGACTCAGAACAACAGTACATGTCCCGGCGCTGTTATGCGTACTGATAGTACAGGTACATCGTGTGTGTCTTATAACTACTCAGGCACTGAAGTGGGTTGGATCTCCACTAACGGTTCAACCATCACGGTTAACAACACTTCTGACTATCGCTTGAAAGAGAATGTAGCTCCTTTGACTGGTGCTATTGAGAAGTTGAAACAGATTGTCCCTAAGACCTACACATGGAAGAACAATCCTAGCGTAGGTACAGTTGAAGGCTTCATCGCTCATGAGTTGCAAGAAGTTGTACCTCAAGCAGTCAATGGCGTTAAAGATGCCGTGAATGAAGATGGATCTCCTAAATATCAAGGTGTTGACCCTACAGTGTTGATTCCTTTGTTAACAGCAGCCTTGCAAGAGGCTTTATTGCGAATTGAAGCCTTAGAGGGAGCACAATAACATGAGTTTGTTTGATAATATTGGCAATACGTTTCAAAAAGTAATTGACAACCCCCTTCCAGCCATTACAGCGTATGCCACAAGTAACCCCGCTGCTCTGATGGCTTATAACGCCCCTTCAGGTCAAGCAGTCTCAGGAGGCTTACAGGCCGCTGGTGGTCTAATGCAGACACAACAGTCTGCTCAGGCTGCTAAGGCTGCTGCTGATAGGGCTTACAACGCTGGTCAGACTGGCTACAACGCTGCCACGTTCCGTCCTGTAGGTATGACTACTAACTTCGGTAGTTCTAACTTCCAGTACGATCCTACTACAGGCCAGATGACTAGTGCTGGTTATCAGTTGAACCCTCAGCTGCAAGCTCAACAGCAACAGTTGATGAGTATGTCTCAAGGTGGTTTGAATCAGGCACAGCAGGCTCAAGGACAGTATGCTCCATTGACTCAAGGTGCTACTAATCTGATGAACTTGGGTAACTCTTACTTGGGTCAATCACCTGAGCAAGTGGCTCAAGACTACATGCAGAAGCAACAAGCTCTCTTGCAACCCGGACGTGATGTCGCTCAATCTAACCTAATGAACCAACTGAGCAACACAGGTCGTACAGGCTTGTCTATCGCTCAAGGTGGTAACTTAGGTGCTGCTAACCCTGAGATGCAAGCACTGGCTAACGCACGAGCTATGCAAGACCTCCAGTTGGCTGCTAACGCTCAACAAGCTGGTCAACAGAACACTCTCTTCGGTGCTAACTTGCTCGGTCAAGGTTCCACTGCTCTCAACAACTACTACAGTGGTCAGGCAGCAGCTTACAATCCTTACAACGCAGCCATGCAAAGTGCAGCAAATGTGGAACAGATGGGTCAGAATCCTCTTACCTTGTCTGCTAACTTGGGTGCTCAGGCCTCAACAGCAGGTGCTCGTGCAGGTCAGTTGGGGTTGACAGGCACTGCTTTGCAAAACACTCTCTTGACTGGTTCAGCAGCTACGACTAACCCTTATGCTCAGCTCCTCAGTGGTGCATCAGGCTCTATGCTCGGTAACGGTATTGCTAACTGGCTTGGCGGTAATTCAGGAACATGGACTGGAAGCCCTTCAGGAATGAATCCCGGTACAGGTTTTGATTTAGCAAATGTACCTAATCAGACATCTGTATGGGGTGATAATCCCGGTCAATGGGCATTTAGCGATTAAAAAGGAACAACATGGCAGCAGATAACACATCAATGATTGCAGGTTTGTTTACCACTCCTGAACAATATCAACAAGCTCAACAAGCACAAGCCTTGCAGACAGGCATCCAAATGGCTCAACTGCCACCAGATCAACGTGGAGCTGCTATGCTTTATGCTGGTGGTCAAGGCTTAGGTAATGCCATCGGTGGTGCTATGGGTGCTGAAGACCCTATGTTGCAGCTAATGTCTATTCGTAAGCAAGTATTACAAGGGTTGGACCCTACTGACTCAGCCGCCATCAACAAAGCTGCTCAAGCACTAGCCCAAGCAGGAGATCAACAAGGCGCTCTTCAACTTGCTCAAAAAGCTTTAGACATTCGTAATACTGAGTCTCAGATCTCAGGACGTACTGAAGAAAGACAAGCTCAGCGTGAAACACAAGTTCAAATTGCTCGTGAAAAGATTCAAGCACAGATTGATGCAGCAAAGGCACGAGGAGAGTCTGAGGAAAGAATTGCTAGACTGCAGATTGAAGGTCGTCAGCAACTAGCTCAAATTATGGCTTCCATGAAAGGCGAAAAACCTCTGACAGAATACCAAGGTAAAGCTGTGACGTTTGGTACGCGTGCTGCTGAATCAAGTAATATTTTGAATAATCTTGAAGGCGAGTATAGTTCAATGAGTGCTAACTACCTTCCTTCTTTCTTGAACTCTTCAAAAGGACAGCAAGCGCAACAAGCACAACAAAACTTTGTTAACGCTGTATTGCGACAAGAGTCAGGTGCTGCCATTAACTCTTCTGAGTTTGAGAATGCACGTAAACAATATTTCCCTCAGCCGGGAGACAAACCAGAAGTTATCGAACAGAAGAAACGTAATCGTGAGATGGTTATTGGTGGCTTTGCTCGTCAAGCCGGTCCGGGTGGTGCTGACATTAAACAAGTCTTTGACAACCCTCCACCTAAAGTAGGTAAGACATCTTTTAATTCGGTTGCTGATGCTGAGAAAGCCAATCTTCCTAAAGGTACAATCATCACTATTGGTGGTAAACAAGCTATTGTGGAGTAACTAATGGGTATTCGTTTCATTGATGAAGAAGTTCCAAGCGCACCTTCTACTCCTTCTAAAACTATTCGGTTCTTAGAAGATAGCCAAACCGCACAAGCACCTACCAGTGGTTTTGTAATGGGTTTAAAAGACCCTATCAGCGGAGCTGCTCAACTACTTGAAAAAGCTCTTCCTGAAAGCGTGTCTAGTAGAATTAACCAACTGAATAACAAACTTGCTGGCTATGGTCTAGTATCTCCAGTGGATGCTGGCGGTGTTTCTGGTATGGTTCAAAAAGAAGAGCAACAGTATCAACAACAGCGACAAGCAGGCGGTGCTGATGGTTTTGACTGGGGTCGTTTGGTAGGAAACATAGCCAACCCTGCTAACCTTGCTGTTCCCGCAGGTGGTGGTCTTCTACGTGCTGCTGCCACTGGCGCTGCTCTTTCTGCTACACAACCCGTGTACAGTAATGACTTTTGGGAGTCTAAAGGAATCCAAGCGTCTACCGGAGCTATCTTAGGTCCAGCTATTCAGTATGGTGTTCAAGGCGCTAGTGCTCTTGTAGACAAGATGAAGGGTCTTACTACTAACGGCCAGAAACAAGCCTTGCAAGACTGGCTCAAAGACTTAACCGGCAATGACGCTAAAATCATGCAGGCTTTGTCGATGCCCAAAGAAATCGTTAAGGGTAGTAAACCAACGGTTGCTGAGGCTGTAGCTGATTTACCACAAGGTGTCCAACTTGCTGCGGCTCAAAAAGCAATGTCTAAAGTTCCTGCACAAGGGGCTATTTACGAACAACGTGCTCAAGCTCAGCAGGCAGCTCGTCAGGCTGAACTAGCACCTATTGCAGGTACTGCTGAGGAACGTGCCGCTTTGTCAGCAGAACGACAAGCTACCACGGCTCCTATGCGTGAGGACGCACTGGCACAAGCTAACGTATATGGTCAGGTTGCCCCTCAATTAAGTGAGGCTATCGCTCAAAAAGAAGCTGCAACTATTGCTAACTTGCAGGGGGCAGGAAAGGCTGCGACTGAAGAAGCTCAAGCCACTGTACGTGCTAACACTTGGTCTCCTGTTCCCGGCTATCCTCGTTTCCCAGGTCGTTATAGCCCCAACTACGAACGAGCTAAAGAATACGTAGGGGCTGTTCAAGACTTTGCTGACGCTGCTAAGCAACGTCGTTCAGAGCTTGACTTTAAGAAGCTTCAGTTACAGAGCGTTACTGATGAAGGTTTTTATCCTCTAAGCACAGCTCCTCTGATTACTAAGATTGATTCTAGTCTGAGTAAAGTAGGTGAACGGTCTAATGAACTGCTCACTTCTTCTTTGCAGAGCATGAAGGGTAAGCTGGAGAAGTTTACCGATGAGAACGGGATTATCAACAGTATTGACCTGTATAACATTCGCAAAGAGATTGCTGATGATATTAAAGCTAACTTAGTTGCTAAACAAGGTACTAATGCTAGTTTCACTAATCAAGCAGCTAATGTTGAACAGACCTTAAAGAAGTACCTTGATGACTCAATCAATAAGGCTTCTGGGAGTACTTTGTGGAGTGACTATCTCTCCAAGTATTCTCAATACAGTCAGAAACTTAACCGTATGGAGATCGGTGCTGAACTTGAAAAGAAGTTAGGTACTCCTTTAGCAAACAAAGAACGTGCTGCTTCTTTTGCACAAGCTGTTGAAGAGTCCTCTAGTCTAATCAAGAAGGCTACAGGTCTCCCTCGCTACGAGAAACTATCTCAAGTATTAACTCCTGAAGAGACAGGGGCAGTTAATCGTGTGCTCGCTGATCTACAACGTCAGAGCGCCGCTAATACTTTAGCAGGGAAGACAACAGCGCCCGTCTATAAAGGAGCTGTACCCTTAGAAGGTCTTGGGTTATTCAATCAAGCATACACACTTGCTAAAGAAGCTTTAGGGTATCTCGCTCGTGGTAAGAGGGCTGAGTTTGAGAACAAGTTTACAGAACTATCTTTGAACCCACAAGCTATGGCATTGTTTATTCAGTCAGGCCCAATCACTAACCAACGTAAGTTTGTAGCTGCTATCAATAAGTCCTTGAGTCCTGAAGCTCAGCAGATCTTACTTCAATCCGTGGCTACTGTTCCGTTAGCGAGAGAAGCAGGGCAGTAATGCCTCTCTTAATCCTTGCTGGTGCTCTCAAGGCTGTTGAGGCTATCCAGCAGGGATGTGAGCTATATAAAGAGTATAAGGGTACTGTACTCAAGGCTAAGAAGACTTTCGATGAAGTCAAAGGTATAGCGACTGAGGTAACTCAGGTCAGTACCGGTATATGGGGATTCATCAAAGACAAGTTATTCCCTTCAGAACCTGCGGCGAATAAGGTTGTTAATCAACGTACAGAGGCTACTAATGATACTAAGGTTGAGGCTCCGCAAGCGAAGACTAAGAAAGCTCCTGAAGTAGATGTCGATGAACAGATCATCAAGAATGAGCTAATTAAGAACCTGAAGGTCTTCTTCAAGGCCATGATAGCTATTCAGAGGAAGATTGAGGCTCAGCAGCTACGCATAGATACACAGTTTATTGAGCCTGATGAGTTACTAGATGTCTCCCTTGACTTAGTTATAGCTAAGAAGGAGATGGAGAAGGCTCAGAAGGAAATCAGAGAGGTAATGATCTATCAGAGTCCTCCTGAACTAGGTGCTCTATATACCGATGTTATCGAGATGTTCGGTATCGTACAAGAGAAGCAAGAAGTAACTCACTTATTAGCCGTAA